CCCCGCCCTTCTCAACCTCAGCAAGAGTAGGCTCATCAAAGACACGACTAGCCGAAAAAGCAAACGCCTCCTCTGGCTTGCCCGGATACTCTTGCTTGAACAAGTTCCAGTCGCCCTGGCACTTGTCCATCCACGTCTTGTACGCCCAGTAAGATTGCTCTGGGCTCAAGTCGTAAGATTGAATCATCGAAAGAAGCTCGTCATCAAAACGATTGAGCATGTCTTTCGCAGAAACACCCTCTGGCAAAGGGCGCATATAGTTTGGCATTGCGTGCCAGGGGTAGAAGATAGCCTCCCAATCACTATCTACTTTGTTGCCCTTACCATCTTCCCCTAGCCACGCCTTCCAGAACTCCCGGTGGAAATAACCACCAGTTCCGTTTGCAGTCGACTCAAGAACAACCAGCGTCTCTGGGTCGTCTGAGATGGTCTGCATAAGACCGAGCATGAAAGTCTCTGGATCGCTCCAGAAAGCAATCTCTGAGCCGTGAAAGTAGTGAATCTCAAAACCTCGAGTCGAATGCACCGCATCAGCGACTGACACCTCAAACCTTGAGTTCAATCCAGCAGTCTCGTCTAGCGGATGAGTCATCCAAAGCTCGTTGTCGTTGTTTCGACGGAGCTCCGGGCGGAGGTCTTGAGCCCCAGACTTCTCGTCTAAGGCCTCTAGCAACTCTTCAGGCGTATCGTACTTCTTGGGCTTGCCCCCGTCAGCGCCTTTGCTCGGGAGGTTGTCGTACATCTTCTTTGCCATCAAGAAGACGTTGTTGGTTGTGATTCGATCTACCGCCGTAACGAAAGCCCTGCGGTCCCTGTTTGTCAGGCACTGATGAAATGCCAACGCCTGAGTCACTGTGCTCAAGCCCATTCGCCGCGCCTTAAGAACAATAAAACGACCAGGCTTACCCGCCTTACGAGCAGACATTAAGCGCTCATAAAAATCCAACTGAATTGGATTGAGCTTTAGCGGAACCGTTACCCCGACCTTGCCGTGCATTGAGGTCTCTGGGCGATTAAGAACCCTTAGGTAGTTTTCACAAAACCAAGGGAAGTCTTTGAACTTTTCAGTGGTTGTGAGGCGCTCCGCGATTTCTCGGGAGCGCTTCAGGCTCATTGACTTTCTAGGCACTACGTTGCGCTGGTAACTTCAGCGAGCTCTTCCGCAGTGGGGCCAGACCGCTCGCTAGCTTTCTTCTGGTTGTCTTGGACAGCCTTAATCCGAGCAACGATTACATCTACCGCCTCTGCGCGGCATTCGTTTTCATCGTTTCGCCCAGACTGCTCTGCAACAAGAATCTTAGAAAGCATCCCTAGGTCGCTTGTCGACCGGAGCTTGGCGCGAAGGCCGACAAGGTCAGGAACGTACATGTCCACAACCGTGCCGCTAATAGTGTCAGCCATGATTCTCTTCAAGCGAGTCACATGAGCCCCTGTCGCGTACTGCTGATAGAGCCGGAAGCCACGCATCTTAGCCCCGCAGTAAACGTCCATCAGAGCCTCTTCAAGGGCATCCGTTTCGGCCATTGGCCCTTCATAGCCCCCACGGCCAATTTCGCTATAGCGCTTAAACCTAGCCTGAACTTCCGAATTAGATAAGCAGGCGTCTAGCTGAGCAAGCGTTAGGGTGCGTTGCTGACGATAAGTTTTTCCATTAGTAGCTTGGGACATCTCGCTCATGACTTCTTGCCTCGAACATAGCCGCGAAGAACCTTCCTTTCGGCCGAAGGAGGGTTGGCCTCTCTGAGCTCGTCTCGGCGGGCAGTAATCGCGTTCAAAAGCGACTTACGGCCCTTTCCGTCCAGTTCATCGTCATAAAGGGCATCCAGTTCCTCGTCTGAAAGCCCAGGCAATTCTTTGATGATAGCCTTAGCCGTCATCTTCTTGATGTCTCCGATACTCATTGCTTTCTCCTTCAGGTCTGCGCGTTGGCGCTGACACAATCGTAAGACTACACTAAGTGATAGCAAGCTGTGTTGGCGAGCACCAATCTCAGTGATACCATCGCCAGGTCTGCGCGGACGACGTCCAGCACAGTTTGGGCCGATGGGCCTCGTGGGTTTCCTCCTTCCTACCCTCGAGGCCCTGGCCTAGGCTAAGCCTTGAGAGGCGCAGCCACTACTCTCTTCCCAGCGACCGAATCCGAGACTCAAGCTCAGCTCGCTCCATCGCCATAGCCGCCTCTCGCTCCTGCATCATGCGAAGGCGCTTTTTCTCAGCCTCAACCATCTCAAGAGTCCTAGCTGCCTGCTCAAGGCTCATAAAGGGTCGGGCTCTTTCAGCGGCCTCTGCCTGTTGGCCGTAAACGACCCCCATGCCCGGAGCCATTGTCATTGGGATTTGCGCTGGGGCGGGTCTTGGCGCGGCGGGTATTGACGCGACGAACTGAGCTGGCCCCGGCATAGTTACAGTGGGCTGTCCCATAGTCACGGCAGGAGCACCGCTTACCACCTCTAGCCCGACAGGGTCAGCATACCCCGCATACAATTCGCCAGCAGCCATGCCGTCTAGCATTGGTCCTTCTGCTGGGGCCATCCGCTGTTGTAGCGCTCTTTGCTGCATCATTCGCTCTGCGAGCTCTGGGGAAATGAAGTCTGACATGAAGTGCTCCTAAGGAGAAACAGCGAGGTCTTTTACAAAACTAACAGTCGCCCTAAATGCTGACCGCTGCTTTGTATCACGGTCATAGTACCGATATTCAATGTGTGGCTCTTTCTTTTTAGACCGAAGGACCCGCTCAAACCTCTTTTGAATGCCTTCTTCGATGCTGTCCCAGCCTGGAATCTGGGATGTGCTTTCTACCCAGTTTGGAATCCAGCCTGGAAAGCTGAGGCCTTTGTCTGTTTTTCCTAAACCAGCTCCAAGGTCTTGGATTACCCTTTCGCACTCGAGGTGAGTTGAGAAGAACCCGTAGAACCGGCGACCGTTCTTGTCTTCCATCGACCCGTTCCTCGCCCAGTACTCTGTCCCTTTAGAGATCATAGTTCCGCACGAAGAGCAGACTCGCTGCTTGCGAGCCCTCTGCTTTCTTATGGAATGAATCGCCAACTACCTATCTTTCTCGTCAAAGATAAAAAGCAAACCGCGCATCAAAGCGTCCCAAAAACTCTTCATCAACAATCTCCTGAGTTTGAAAGAATACCGATATGAGACTTTTTTTACAGGACGCATTAACGGATGAGGACATCGCACACCTGCTGCCAAGTAACATAGAAAAGTTGTCTTACCCATGCAGCTACACAACGGGGGGCTGCACTGACTTTGAGTCAGACCCTGTCATTCGGCGCATCTCACAGGAAATTAAAAAGTACGTCCCAGTAAAGCTAGAAGCTCCATCTCGCTGGTACGTTGAGTGCAACCCAAAGGGGCACGGCCCCCACTACGACGGAGCCCGACTAGGGGTCGACGGCAAGTTTGGCCCAAACCACATGGCCTGGTGCCAGTACTCCGCAGTTTCGTTGCTGACAGATCCGAGCTCGTTTTCTGGTGGCGAGTTTTCTTTTCACGACCCACCAGACTCCTACAAGGAAGAGCTACAAAAAACCGTAGTTATCTACTCGTCAGGAATAACAAACAAGCCACAGAAGCACAGTGCAGCCCCGCACAGCGACGGGGTCAGAATGGTCCTTCTAATGTTCTTTGCTTCGTAAGCTGTTAAAGAATTTTTGTGGCTGCGGCGGCAGGACTCGAACCTACGACCAGAGGAGTAACAGTCCCCAGCTCTACCGACTGAGCTACACCGCAATTACCACTTCACCTTATCCGCCCAGTAGGCAGCAGACATTTTGCCTTTAGCGATGTTCTTTGCGTGGCGGGCTTTAAAGCTCTTCCTCTTCTTCTTCATCCGGGCGCCTTCCCCGGACTTTGGCTTTCCCGCGGTCTTTGCCCCCTGCTCCCCAAAGCGGATCGTCTTAACCCTATCCCCCTCCTTAGCGACCACGACGTGGCTCTTCTTCGGATGGTTCGGGGTCCGCTTCGGCTTGTTGACGCCCTTGACCCCAGCAGCCTTCACAAGGCGAGCGATCTTCTTCGACAGACTTCCACCAGGCTTTACCAAACTCATGAGAAAGAAAATACAGCGACAGCTTGACTCTGTCCACTGGGGGAGGAAAACTACCCACTGTAAGGGGGGAAAGGAGGGGGTCACTAGTAAAGACTGTAAGACAACATCTTCACTAGAACTAAAGCTGTTGAATAGACAGCCTTAGAAAAAAAATTTTGGCGAGAAACGAGCCTAAGTCGCCAGAATCATTCAGAGAAACTTTTAAAAGTTTGCTCCGGATTTTTAAGTACCCAAGGTACTTCAGAAGACCACCCCCCAGGTCAAGGTCTCCGCATACTGAGCATGTGGAAATGTAAGGGAAATAAAACAATTCCAGCAAGTCTGGGGTGGGGTCAGGGTTCGCGACGCATAACAAGGTAGACGCGCGTCTCCCGTAACCCGAGCTGCGTGCGGATCCCGTTCGCCTTCGCTCGCTCGCTCCGGCCCGTCCGCCCTCCGGCCCGTCCGTCTGTGCTCAGTCCCGGCCTCTGAGCAGGCTGCCAACTAGATGGCAGCAAGCCCGTCAATCAAGCACCGTAGACCCTACGGGGTAGCGCTCTATCGAATGTGATATTCGAGGTTGACGGGGTAAACCATTCCTGTAGAATCAAGGGGAATGGTCTTTTACAACTGAATAACAGAGCGACCCCGGAGCCGAAACCGGGACGGGGTTGAGCGGATGGACACTAGACAGGGACGCACGTTCCGGACCCGTTCACAGCACTGACTCCCGATGACGTACAGACAGGGAGGCAGCAAGCATGAGCGGAGGACCCGAGGAACCGAAGATAGACGCGGCAGCGGGTCGGACCTAGATGGTGTCAACAGTCAACAGACGAGATTCTGCTAGCTTCCGAACCTTTCTAGGGTCCGCGGGTCGCTCTGTTGTTCGATAGGTCGCGGGCCGGATTCTGAGGACTAGCAACCCTCGCGAAGGAATCCGCGGATAGCCCGCAAAGAATCATCTTCCCCACACTGTCCACGGTCCTTCGGGTCCGTGGGCAGTCTCAAGCTTCGGGCTTCGGTCCGTGGTTTGAGACTGCCCGTTCATTCTGAGCGGCAGTGCGCCCCGGCGCTAACCGGGATTTTGGGATGATGAGATTATGGACAATTACAACCAAAAGATGCTTGGACAAACCTTGACCGAAGCCCTCTCTAACGAGGTAGGGCGAACGGTCGTGGTCACCACTGGTGGCGGATGCATTACCGGCGGGTTCACCCCC